ATGTTTTGGTGGAACATTACGACTGATACAAGATGAGCGATACTTTTCTTCTTCTTGTTTTATTTTTGTTTTAATGTCGGCTGGGATAATGTCCCAGTTGGGTGAATACTTTTTCATCCAACTTTTCCATAGGTCTTTGTCTAAACCTATGTTCTCGGCATACATTTTATATTTTGACTTCTTGCGAAAGTCTCTATCGCTAAACCAACCTTTGTTTGGTTTGGTTGGGTCAAGATATTGTTTTGTTGTTCCGCTTGTTTGACCCAAGTAAGTCCAGTTCATCGCTTGGTAAATGGTTCCAAGTTCTTTTGCTTCTGGGTCTGAATAGGCTGTAAAGATGCGGAAGTCTGTGTTTCTTACCATCCACTTTACTGACTGTGAGACTATCCAAGAGCCCAGGTTCTTTGGAGCCCAACTAATGCTGGCTCCACGGGCTACTAACTTTTCTAGGTCACGGTTTTCTTTTCCTAAAAGGTGACTGAAAGAGTTGGGTGTCGCCATAATAACCACTCCTGCGAGAGCAGAGTTTCGTTTCAGTCTCGCTGTAAAGCGGTGAGTTGGTCTGTTTGGAATGTTTCCAAGCCATTCGTGTTTTTGAATAAATCTTTTTATTTCTTCGCATTCTTTTTTATATTGTTTCTCTTGCTCTTTGGTCCACTCTTTTTCTTCCGTTTCCAGTTTTACTACATCACTAAAATAGAAGTCGTCAATAGATAGTTTCTCCATTTCGTTTTTAGATAAACCTATGGCTTTGAGGTCGTCTTCTAAGTTTTGTAAACGAATCTCATATTGCCAGCAATGGTCTTTTGAATAGTTTTTAAAGCGTTCTCGGACGAGCACTTATTCCTCTAAATGTCGAATATTATTTCTAATGGCTTTTTAAAACCGGTGTCAGCGCCTTTCTTAAAAACACCACGAAGGGCAACAGTATAAGAATATTTAGGACCGTGATATTTAACTCTCACTAATGCTACCACCTTATCAAGCGCATCAGAAAGCTGTATCAGTTCTGTTCCAGGCTCTAATGAATAAATATCGTTTCCTAATATTATATACTCATCACCTTTTTGAGCGTAATAATCTTGTATCAAGTTTTTATCTATTTCAAGTCTCATTACATCGGCGCTATAACTTTTATCCCACCCTGGCTTGTAAGCATCCCAGAACTGGGCGGCTTCTTCAGCAGATAGTGACGGTCCCGGTGGGAAAGTCTTACCGTCTACAGGTCTTACTTGTTGGTTTAAAGTATCCTTTATTGAATTAAAAATGTCAACAATAATTTGATTACCTTTGCCTGTTGCCTGTAACCACTCTTCATTATACTCTAACCTAAATTGTCCGAAGTCTACTCTACTTCCCTTGCTTGTCTTTGTTTCAAATGAAAAAAGCTTTTCATTTGTAGCTGGGTCTTCAACTTCTATGTCGCTTCCCTTGCCAAACTTACCAGCAGCTTTGGCGATGTATTTGTCTTCGATGGCGTTATTAGCTAAAAAGACATTAATAGCGTGAGCGACTACTTCTTCAAACTCAAGTCCCTGTGCTGCAACCGTGCCAGCGCCTTGTTTTAAAATTAATGTTATAAACTTCTTTTTCCCACTTTTTGTAGGAAAGTAATAGTTTGTAAGACCTTTTCTCGATAAGCCTGCTCTGTAAGGTTCTGTTGCTGATATAACCCCTGCTTTCATAAGGTCATTTAATATCTTGTCTCTATCGTTAAGTGAGCCAAAATTATCTAATGTGATTGTTTGCCTGCCTTGTTTATATTTAGCATCTTTTGGAAGCGAAGAAGTTTGAGATATTCTTCCTAAAAGAATACTTGCAACCTCTTCACCACTCAAAACAGGGTCAAGTGCAAAGGGATCTGTATCTGAATCTTCTTGCTCGCTCATAGCATTTTCAATCATTTCAAATAACATATCTTTTGTTAAGGTTGTTATTTTTGGTTCTGGCTTTGGAGCAAAGTAGTTTTCTACAATAGAGCTTATATCGGGCATATAATAAATAGTTTCCTATACGATGATATCCGCAATTCCATATTTAACTGCGTCTTCTGCGCTTAAGTATAAATCCATATTCTTATTAAGCATTTTCTTAAGCTGCTTTTCAGTTAAGTCTGTTTCACGAGACAAGGCTTCGATAAGTTGCTTTTGAATCCAGCGTGTCTCGCTCATTTCGTTTTCGAGTGAGTGAATAGTTCCGACGTGACCGCCACGAACAGAGTGCATCATAACTCGGCAGTGCTTGCCAATTTTACGCTGACCTTTTGTTCCTGAAGCGAGAAGTAGAACGCCAGCAGACATAACCTTGCCAATAGCAAATGTTTGGATCGGACATTCTTCTTTAACCATACGCATAAGGTCATAGATACCAAACATTCCAAGAGCGTCACCGCCCCAAGTTGAAATGTAAAACGTGATAGGCTTTGCCTCTGGTTCTTCTTCACCTGGAGTTGGCATCTTTGCTGTGTGTTGGAGAAAAAGAAGACCAGAACAAACGTCTTCTACTTTTTCTTCGTCTAAATCACCGAAAAGACCAATAGTCCTCATAGGCGGTGGACCTTGAGGAATCTGAAGATCCATCAAGCTAATTGTCTCTTGCTTTCCCTCTTCTTCGTTTTTATTTATTCGTCTTTTCAATTTTTTCAAGCTCCTTTTGAAAGTTTTTATCAATAGCTTCCATATAACCGTCAGCTAATTGATTTAATACACCATCCCAACTATCGTATCTAAGGGCTGGCTGTAGATGTTTTGGTAGCTGTTCTTTCAACCCCCTAACAACATCTCTCTTCCACTCAAGGATAAAAGCACTATCTTCGTTTTTCATAACTTTGATTTCTTCTTTATCCATATCAGAGTTTTCTAATAATAAATACTTTGATACGGTAGAAAAAACCAACTGTTGGTAAGAATAATAAATCAATTGAAAAGCGTAATACTTGAAATGAGATAGTAGATAGACCTTGTGGACCAACAAGGTCAGTCTAACTAAAATAGAGCACACCACCATGCCAAGGAGAAACCAAATTAACTCCTGCATCAGAACCTCTCTTTGTTTATATTTTTATCGACGGGAGTTAATGATACGCTTCATTACACGACGGGCAACCTCGTTGACCATCTCTTCTTCGTCTTCTTCTTCAGCCTCTAGTTCTGGCTCTTCTTCGTCACCAGCAACATCAATCGCTTCTGGCTCTTCCATAGAGATATCAAGATCGCCACCATCAACTAGCTGCTTAAGGGCATCCATAACTGCGTCTTTTACCATCTCACGCATAGCTTCTGGGTCCATACCGCCTGCTGCTGGTGCTGGCTCTTCCATATCCATCTCTACGTCCATTTCCATGTCGCCTTCTTCGGCGTCCATTTCCATGTCCTCTTCCTCGTCTTCCATATCTGGACCAAGCTCGTCTTCATCATCATCTTGGTAGTCCATCTCAGCGAGAAGGTCTTCAAGATCCATATCGTCGTCTTCGTCACCTTCGTCACCCATCTCTGGGTCCATCTCTTCTTCCATCATCTCGTCGTCCATGTAGTCAGCATCCATACCTTCTTCTACTGGCTCTTCTGTTTCTGTTACTACCTCTTCAGACTCGTTGATCTTGCCAACGAATTGATCGGTTAACGGCTCAATTTCAGCCAACTTCATAAAACGGCGAACAGTACCTTCGTTTAGTAAATTCTTCTTGCTCATTCTTGGTTTCTCCTTTTAATCCATCGGCTTAAAGCCAAAATGTAATAAGCGTGTTAATGTAATAATTAGTCATTTATCTTTTAAAAACTGTTTTTAATTTATTTACTGCCTGTTTTTCTATTTGAGAAACACGGACATATGAAATTCCCAGTCTTTCGCCAACTTCGTTAAGTGTTAATTTACCATTCTTCTTTACAGAAATCAAGGAACAATTTAGATCCTCGCTGTAATTCATCCAGAGTCTACAGTCTTTCTTATTGCATATACTGTCGTTCTCCAAACTTTCTGTGGCACATTTTCTCATGTTATTCCTCACTTTCGATTAGATCAAAGATGTCTTCTATTTCGTTGGGGTCTAGCCCAAACTTGTTGATGATATCTTTTTCTTTTTCTCGTAGTTGGCGATTCTTTTTTAGTTTATGTTTTCTCGCCATCATACTTGTTTCTTTTACCTTTTCTATGAAGGGTTGAAGAAGCGGGTCATCTAGAAGATAACCTTTAATGTATTCATTAAAAAACCAGAACTTTGTTATGTCGTCGAACTTTAGTTTTATTCTCAAGTTGGTGTCTAAGGTTTCCAGACTATCAATAGTTATGGTTTTCGCTTCTTCGGGTTTTGCTTTTCTTTTTCTCATTTAGAAAGGATGTGGGTTCTACTTTCTGACTGACCGGCAGTTGTCTGCTTCGTCCACTTGGCTTTTGTTTGTAGTCCCTTGATAGTTCTACAACCAGAGTAAGACAAACCAGACAACACACCGCCACGGAGGTCTTGTAGGATATCTACGACTGAACCTTTGTGGTCGATAAAGGTAGTAATGCCTTCGTTAGAACTATAGTTTCCACGCCATTCCATTTGTGCTTCTTTGGAAGCCATTCCACGATAACGCTTTTTCATTACGTTATTCGGGAATGCTACAACTTCTCCTGGTGCTTCGTCTGTTCCTGCTAAGAGAGAACCCAACATTACAAAGTCAGCGCCAGCAGCAAGTGCTTTTACAATATCACCAGCAGTTCTAATACCACCGTCTGCGATAATGGCAACGTCGTGCTCGGTCTTGGCGCAATCAATAATAGTTTGTAGTCCAGGCAAGCCGTGTCCTGTTTGTATCCTTGTAGAACAAATAGAACCTCCGCCGATATTACAACGGATAGAATCAGCGCCCCATTGAGCGAGGTCATTAATTCCTTCTAATGTCGCAACATTACCTGCCATAATATGGACTGCTTCACCAAAAGACTTTTTGAGAACACCAAGTGTCTCTTTCATTAAGATGTGGTGCCCGTGTGCTACGTCAACACAAATAACATTTGCGCCGTTCTCCACGAGAGTTTGTGCTCTCTCAAAGTAATCTCCACTAACTCCAACAGCAGCACCAACATTATCAGCGCCAGCATTTACAACTTCGGCAACTAAACCTGCTTGTTCTTCTATTGAGTTGTAGCGGTGAATAACACCGAGAGCACCTAATGAATCCATCATAAAAGCCATTTCTGACTCTGTGACTGTATCCATAGGAGACGAAATGATGGGGAGTTGTAACACTAAATTATCGTCAAGAGCAGAAGTTAGGTGAACTTCACTACGACTTCTAATGTCTGAAAACTGTGGCGTTAGTAAAACGTCATCATAAGTTAGTGCTTCTTTCATTTAGTCTCCTCATCATTCGCCATTCCCAGTAGGGCATAGCCACAAATGTCTTTCCAAGGACTTTCGCCAAAGGCGTCTTTCCTTGTTGCCAATCTAAAAAGCTTATCAATAACTCTTGTGATAGCCAGGGCATCATCATAAGAATCTGGTGGGATGCCATCTGGATAAAGGGTTTTTAGAATAGCGGAAGCTTTACCGAAAGAATCACCATAGGCTTTGTTTTTCTCTGCGGTAAGCTTACCAATTTCAGATGCTAATAGTTCGTATTTATTCATCCTAACTCTGCCCAAGACCCCTCAATAACGTCAATATCCATTTCTTCCATAGTAGCAATAAACTTTTCCCACTCTTCAGGATATTGCTCTTCAACCCAAGTATCGAAAAGAAGATATTCTCTGTCCCAATCGAAACCTTGTAGACCTTGAACGTATCCACCTTTTTTCCACTCGAAGTCTTTTGGATACTCTGGTTCTACACCGTATTTCTCGTTGAATGCTTCGTTAAATACCTCGTAATCATAATCCTCTTGGTAGAGTTGATACTGCTCTGTTAGTCCAAGTTGCTCGGCAACGGCTTCATTAAGAAGTAATCCTTTCATAGTCTTAGGGTAATACTGCATCTTTTTCCTCCATATAATCTTTTACTATTTGCTGTGCGTTGTCCCAGCAGTCGGGACAATAAAGATGAACTTTTTCTTCCTGTTGTCTTACAACAACATTCCAACTCATTACTTGTTCTCGGTTTAGTTTATCAAAAGGTTGTTCACATGTCAAGCATTTATTGGGTAAATTTCCAAAAAGAGCAACTTTTGTTGCTAATGCTTTGTT